GGTCTGAGTAGCAGGAAAGTTAGAAATAGCTACCTGCTCACTGTCCAGTGTTATCTTAACATCCGTTGTCTGGCCAGCCCCACCTGTCACGGTAACTACGTCTGTGGCTGTAAGATCACGAATATCCAGGTTAGTAGCACTTACCGCCTGAGTAGCCGGAAAGTTAGATACCGATACAGAACCGTCAACGGTCAAAGAACCTCCGTTATCGGTTACTGGTATACTGGCATTCTGTACACTGACATTCATGGTTCCTGTACCAGCGTTAGCCGTTACAGTACCTGATACAGGTTGGGTAACCGCAGATCCATCCACTTTAAGAGCCACCATGCTGGCAATGCCCTGTACAGTTATTACGTCAGCAGAGGCTGTTCCGGCAGTACCCAGAGCAGGTTGTTTAGCAGCAGTAGCTGCACCGGTAGGCAAGCTCACTGTACCAGTAATGTTGGTAATATTCCAGGTTCCTGATTGTGTGGCTGCTACTGTTCCGTCTACTGTAATAGAGTTACCCCCATCAGCTATATTGACATGCCCGCTGGTATTGGTAGATATAATCTGAGCGTTGGTACCATCCGTACCACCTACCTGATAAAGTTTAGTTAAGGCTGCTGATCCGTCTGTGGCAACCACGTCATCCAGCAACTGGAGTGCTGTAATAACCGTAGACTGGTTAGCAGAGGTAGCTGCACCAGTAGGCAGGGATACTGTTCCTGATATGTTATTTATATTCCAAGTGCCCGACTGTGTAGCAGCAACTGTGCCGTCAACAGTTAAGGATCCCCCGTTATCTGTTACAGGAATGGATGCATTTTGTACAGTAACGTTTGCATTCAGGTTGCCAGCTGTGGCCTGGGTCACTGTAACTGTACCACTGACCGGTTGTGTGGCCGGAAAGTTGGATACAGAAACAGATCCGTCAACCGTCAAGCTTCCACCATTATCGGTAACAGGAATGCTTGCGTTCTGGACACTGACGTTCATTGTACCAGTTCCTGCATTAGCAGTCACTGTACCTGAAACCGTGACAGAACCGTCTACGGTTAGACTGCCACCGTTATCAGAGACCGGTACGGCACTCTGATCTGAGGCAATGACTACCGGTGCTGAGTTAGCACTGGTAGCCTGACCGTTAGGATTATTAGGATTATATGCCATATGATATTATACTATTTGCCAGTTTGCGTTATCTGAAATGAGAGTAATAGACTCATATACTTTTCTTATTACAGCTGTTAAACCACCGTCAATAGTTTGGGTAGCCTGGGCATCTACGGTCAGGTCAGCTGTACCTCCAATTTTTTTAATGATAATGGTTGCCTTATTTCCAACTGCGGTAGGTAGGTTGATTGTAAAAGCTCCAGTAGTAGTATCAGCTTTGATAATCTTAGTACCTGCTGTTGATGATTCGTTATGTGTAGCAGTAACTGTAATGACAGAATAAGACGGAGGATCTGTAGTAATGATATTACCGGAGCTGTCAAAGCCCAGATAACCTGCCAGGGTTCCGGAGAATGAGGATACTGAAGTATAACCATTCAACTGCAGCTGTTTAGTAGTCTTGATAACTGCAGCATCCGTTGAACCGTTATTTATAACAAAGTGAATGTTGTTGTTGGTATAGGTACCTAAAACCAATTCACTGGCTGCCGAGTACAGATAAACTGCATTGGGCAGAGCAAAACTGCCAGATCCTGTGTAGTTAGAGCTGTTGATACCGTAGTCCCCATAGAACGTAGTATCAGTAGACTGGTCATTGTTTACAATGATGTCTGAAGAAGCCTGGGTACCAGCGTTACTGTTCTGTATAAGTGACTGGTTGTAGCTGTTCACACTTGATTCCAGGGCCATGAGCGGGTTGGCCGCCTGTGGACCAAAACTCAAACTACCTGTTACTAGTGTACCAGTGTATGTAGGATCATCAACAGCTAAGTAATCTGTATTAGCTACAGCTGCACTGATAGCAGTTCCGTTTCCTTTTAATATACCTGTTATAGTAGTAGTCAGGGTTATTGCCGGAGTACTTGAAGCATTGGCTACAGTACCAGCAAAACCGTTTGCTGAAACTACAGAGACCGTGGTAACAGATCCACCTCCTGCTACAGAAGAAAGTATTCCTCCTGAAAGTGAAAGACCTGATCCAATGCTTATTTCCTGGACACTACCGGCTGTGCCAGCAGAACGTCCAAGAAGTCTTGCATCTGTTACGTTCTGAATCTTTGCATAGGTTACTGCTTGGTTATCTATTGTCCATGTAGCTCCAGAGGCTGATACAGTAATATCTCCTTTGTCTCCATCAGTTAAACTTCCACCAGAAATAGTTGCAAATTCATAACCCGTTCCACCAGAATTTACTCTTAGAACCTGTAGTGCTGTTGAACTTGATACAGCTGTCATAGCAGATGCACCATTTCCAATTACAACACCTGTAAGTGTAGAAGCCCCTGTACCACCACGACCTACTGCTAATTGACCAGTCCAACCAAGGGTTAATGACGCAGCTCTTAAAAGAGAAGTTGCCGGAGTACCACCAAGGGTCAGAGTAACGTTAGTATCATCAGTTTTTGTAAGAGCTGCACCCGTAATATCAGAACCTGCAATAGTTGCCCAGGCTGGAGCAGCAGACACAGTGCTTGTACCTGTTTGAGATAAGTATTGTTTAGTTGTAGTTATGTTACCAGCTAAACGAGTTACTGCACCTGATACCCCACCATAAATAGTATCACCTAAGGTGGTCATAGGGTTAGTTAAACCACCTAGGCCTGCCAGGGTGTAAGTAGGAATATTCAGAGTTGTACCATTAAATGTAGCAGCTCCCGAACTTCCTGTTACAGTGAGTGTTATAGGTGACTGATAATCTGTATTAGCAACTGCAGCAGAAATAGCTGTACCGTTTCCTTTCAGTACACCGGTAATAGTAGTAGTTAATGTTATAGCAGGAGTACTTGTGGCTGTTGCCACTGTTCCTGCAAAACCATTAGCTGAGACAACAGACACTGTAGTTACAGTACCAGTATTAGTTGTATAACCACTTGGGTTAGATGCTAAATAGTATGTATTAGTATCTAGAGTAAACGTACCTGCAGCAGTCATCTTTACAAAAGATGCTGAAACATAACTTAATCCAGAAAGAGAAGTTAAGTTGGTAGCTAGAGGTTGTCCACCAAGGCCCGCAAGTGTATAAGTTGGTACATTTAAAATACCTGTACCATTACTATAGCTGGCTGATCCTGAACTTCCTGTAACGGTAAGAGATATTGCCTGTCTTGACCTAGAATCAGTATAGTAAAGATTTGTACCTTCTGTAATATTTGTAGTAGTCCCTGCTCTTTTTGTCCAAAGACCTGTAGACGCTACATATTGTAAAATATCATTATCGGATGCATTTAATGCCGAAACATTATGCAACTCTTCTATTTCTAAACCATTTCCTACGTTTACAAAAATTTCTCCATTATTAGAATTAACTCTTGTAACAATACCAATAAACACCATATGAAATGGTGCATAAGGTTTATTAGCTATTCCATATAAAAGATTTCCATCAGCACCTAACCAAACGGGATCTCCAATAGTAGCTGTAGAAGTATTTAATCCAGCAAGAAGACCTTCTGTAATAACATAAACCTGATCATTTGTTACTCCACCGGTTTCTGTTAAACCAAGTGTTCTGCTTGAAGTAGATTCTGTTAAATATGAAGATTTAGACACAATCATATTTGTACCACTTGCAGATGATACATATACGGCTTGTCCTTTATTTATATTTTGCCCAAGCTTTACCAGGTGTTTAACCTGAGATGTAAAGTTATCTATCCATTCAACACTATAGTTGGTTGCATCAATCTTGGCTAATATCTGACCCGCTGTACCACCAACAGGTAGGCCGGTTCCCCCACCACCTCCTGCTCCAAGTTCTTGCCATAAACTAAGTCCTGCATTATAGTAATAGATCTTTTTGTCTACTGTATTGTAGTAGACCTGGCCATCCACACCAGACACAGGAGCAGAACTCCTGTTTTCAATAACCGCACTGATGAGTTGGTTACTGTCAAGATCAAGATTGTGATAATACTTTTTGCTTAGAGATGGCATGATTATGACAGATAAGCATATCCATTAACCGGTTCAGAAAACTCTATAACTGTAGTAGTGGTTGTAGATGAGGTAACTACTCCTGATATCTCATTACCCTGCTCATCTGTAGTAGTCACATTGGGAACAAATCCCAGGCTGTGATTAATGGTCCATGTATCTGATGCAGTAAGCTGATGATAAGCAAACTGAGCCACTGCCTGATTATTGATTGTAATAGCCGGGTTCAGGTTAATCCGGGTAATACATCCACCAGCATTGACTTCAATGATGTTCTGTCCTGTGGTTCCATACCCCAATCCAAGTGTAGCACCTGTAGGGCTGTTCCCTGTATTAGAAGTATAGTATCCCGGACCGGCAGAAGTTGCATTAGGATTATAGGTTACCTGTGGATCATTAGACTGATAAGTAACAGGCAACCATGTAGTGTAGTTAATACTAACATCTGACAAAGCATTATTATCATCATTACTCTGCCAGTCTACCAGCTCCTTACGCATGGTAACCAGGTCCAGGTCTTTACCAATACGACAACTATCTATACCGTACTTTATCTGTCTGTACTGCTTGGCAATGGCATCAGCAAAATCAACATAATACTTATTCTTCTTAGCTAAGAGGTTTCTCATCGGTGTTAGTGTTTGTTGTCTGAGCATTTTTTATTTCCTGCTCATACAAGGCTATACAGTTGCTGCAGACACTGGTTCCATTTGAAGCTACACGTACTTGGCAGCCGCACGTAATTTGGGCTCCACAATTGGTACAAGTTCTCATAAGATGTTGGTTTGGTTTTTAAAAAAGTATATCAACAAGCACACTCAGTAGCGTACCGGTTAAGTCTTTTTTGAGCATAGACAAGTAGTTCCATGCCAAGCTGAGGCTCATGGCAGTATTCTACCTTGGCTTTGGCTGCGTCTATAAAACTTTTGATCAACCGAAGTTCTTCCAGTTGTTCTTTAATATCTGCACCTGGCTCACAACCGCTCATCTCCAGCTGACACAACAGATTGTTGTACTTATTTAAAGTCTGGGTAAGTCTTAGGTGGTTATACTCTACAAAAACAGAGGTATTGGGAGAAACTGAGTAGTTAATCACATAGATACCATCTGGTAGGATTTCAGAACTGGTTCCACAACCGGTACGCTGGAGACCCAAAGTACAGGCAGTCAGTACCAGGTTAAAGTTAGGAAGAACCTCAATAGCCACTGGAAGGTTAAATCCAGGAGAAGTAATCCTCAGATTACCGCAATCTACGGTCATATCTGAAGCATAAATGCTGGTATCAAAAAGCCTCATTACCTGAGTGTTATTGCTATCCGGCATTTCTAGACTAAGCTGGTGCTTTGCCATGGTGTTTAAACTTAGGAAAGTTATACAAAATTAAATACAAGTTCTCAATAATAATATAGCTCTTTTCATGCACTTCTCCAAAAACAAAAAAGGGAGGTGTACAAGATGTACACTCTCCCAATTTTATAGGATACCGATTGCTTAGTAGGTCTCCAAAGCAATTGTATTAGCACCCTGAGCAGCGTTGGCAGCCGTAATAAAGTAGTTAGAAATGGCTGTGGTAGAAGTACCGTTAGCTACGTTGAAAACGAGCAGATACTGGTCGTTATCAAAAGTACCGGTAGGGTTATTCCAACGTGGAACGTTGTGCAATACAAGAACCTTCTCGTACAAATTGGCACGGGTTACCTGAGCCAGAGCAGGATCAGACTCAATCTCACGCATACGCAGGTGGTCTACCCGTGAAGAATCAGGGTAAGCATTCTGAGCATAACGTCCGTCAAGGATCAACTCACGGAGCAGGGTCTCACCCAGACCAGAAGCTTGTACAGGGGCCTGGATTTCAGTACCATGGCTAGACAGGTAAGGGTTGGCTGCAGAAATAGCTGCACTGTTAGCATCAAAAGTAGCAACAATACAAGGATCACCGCTTTCGTCCACAACAGCTGCATAAGCAACCAGTGGCTCAAGCTCATACTTATCAGTAGGAGTGAAAGTACAGTTACCGAATACAGTCTCTGCATATCCAAGGGTAAGTTCAATGTGTGGCTTACCGTTAGAATAAGTAAAGCTTGATTGGTTAGCTTCAGCAGTGTAAACAATAGCTCCGTTACCTGAAGCAGCTACTGAAGTGTCAGACACTACAGAAGTACCAGGGATAAACACAGAACCAGTTACAGCCTCAGAATAAAGGTCATTCCAGAAGCTTACAGATACAGTACCACCGATAGTAGGAGCAGCTGCCTGGGTGGGATACGTTACAGTAGCAGTGTTAGAAACAATGTTAGTAATAAACGCATTGGCAGGGATACCTGTACCGCTTACTTTCTGGCCTATTGCTGCATGAGCAGGAATAGAAGCCCAGGTAATAGCAGCACTAGTAGTAGTGATAGATGCTACAGAAGCAGCAGCTGCAGCAGCACCGGCAGCTTTGTACACACGAGCCTTAACCATCTGGTCAAAGAAAGGAGTGTTGTTAATCTGATCTTTCCATGCAAGCAGAGCAACAACAGGGTCTTTCTTCAAGCTAGGAGTAGTAGTATCAGCACAACCTGCCCAATGGTCAACGGTCTTGTACAACTGGTGGTTCAGGAAACGAAGGGCCGGAGAACCTTTGATATCCAGACGGAGTCTGTAGGTCTCTTCAGCATTCAAACCTGTACCGTTAGCTGTAACACGTACAACCTGGTTAACAGCTGACTTAGCTGTAACACGGATAACACGGCTGATGTACTTAGGGTTTACAAGTTTAGACTTGACAGACTCTTTGTAACCACCATGAGATCCAATCTTATCAGCTGCGTAGTAAGATCCTTGTATAACAAGGAAGGGAGTAACACCAGCAGCAACTGTTGCCAGCGTAGAGTTGGTAGCACTGGTAGGTGCGTACATACCAATCTGTCCTGCAGAGAGGGCGTTGGTAGCTACACCTGATGCCAGGGTGCCGGAGGAAACCAAAAACGATTTCCTAAACGAATTGGGAAAATACATAGTTTTTAGGGATTAGGGTTAAATAAAAGATAAATAAACAAACACATTATTTCAAGAACAGCAGCTTATACTTGATGCTGTTAATGGTACTTTTTACATTGTCAAGATCATTAACAATTTCACTGTAAGGCATAAGACCTTGCAGAGAGTTAATCATCTCTTTTAATTCTCTGAGATAAGCCAGGGCCTCCTGTACAGAACCAAGTGACCGGGGAGCTGCATCAGCATATTCCAATAGCTTTTCTGCAGCACCTTGGAAACCTTCTGCCAAAGTATCTGCATGATCAGGAAGGGCATCATAGAGTTCATTGAGAGCTTTGTGGCTGGCAAAAGAGCCAGGTCCCTGAACTTTTAAGTGAAGCTTATGAAAACTTACCTGGGCATTCAACAGTTCGGTTACACAAGCTGCTGTTTTACTTTCCAATGAACCACCTCCATAAGAGGCTGAAGGACGAGGTATAGTCTGTAGTGCCATAATTAGCTATTTGTTTGTACTTCCTGGCTCTGCCGCTGGTACTGGTTGATGCTTTCCATATCTCCTGCCAGAATAGCTGCAGCTTCATCTGCAATGATCTCAGCAATGTCATCTTTAAACTCACACTGCTGAGGTTGCTCGTAAACACCACCACTATCCGGGTTAGCACAGTCTTGGAATCTTACCTGCCGGGGCTCCCGGTAGTACACCAGGCTTACGTCACGGATATCAAACTCATCGTTTGTATAGACCCGGACCGTATCACCTACAAGTGTACAGACCGTTTCTCCCCACTCAAAACTGGGTCCTTTAGTATCACTGGTCAACAGTACACCCATGTTAGCTTCTTCAGCCTGGTATATTGTCAACCTACGTCTTTCCGGACAACAGGTCTTGTGGGCAAAAGCATCCACCCGTACAAAGTAGAGGTACTCCTGTGGAAGCTGGATCTCATAGAAACCCCTGCGTTTAATTCCAGTAGTTTCCCGACTGGTCATAATCTGCTGCAGATCATCTACTAGGCCCGTAGACTGCTCACTACCCTCTCTGCGTGTATTAAGTCCGTACATCTGTTTACGAACCCACTCAAGCTGGGCTTTGTTGAAAGCCTCCTGGATCTGCCAACACTCAATGTTGTCATAGTCCATAGAAGCCAACTTATTTAGCCGTTGCTTGATTTTTATCTGCAGGAGGTTATTAGTTAGCATATTTTACTGGTTCCAGTACTTTTCTGTTTTTAAGATTAGATCTTTTAAAATCTCCTCATTCATAGGGTTCTTCAGATACTCCAGTACATCACTGGGTGTACGTCCAAGAACAGAACCAGTCGGCATGTGGTAAATAAAACCATCAGCTTTAGTAGCAATGAACTTGAAGTAAGAAGAGTCCTTGACAATGGCCCGGATCTTAAGATCTTCCATGCTCTGGTTACAAGTATCCAGAAAACGCTGGGCGGTCTTACGCTTATCCTTTTCAGTCAGGTCTCCGTTAATAAACTTATCCATGTTATCATAGATAATGTCATTAGGAGTGCTTTTCTTGTACTGAGCAGAGTTAGGATCCAGCACCTTTGCTACATAAAGTAGTTTGTTCTGATTCTTGTCAAAGAGCTTCTGCAACTCAGCCAGGGCTTTGTTACGGAGTTTCTTTACTTCTGTCTGTATAGATGCTGTTTCTTCCAGCTTGTCCAAGTAGAATTTAGGAGGAACCGGCATTCTGCGGGCTTCTTCCAAACTCTTAGCTACGATGGAAAAACCACCAGCATCTATAGCATACAACCTGATCAAATCATAGGGATCTTTTTCAGGATCCAAATAGACCGGCTCATTAGAGCAACGGATCTTAATTTTATCCCAGAAGTCCCCATTATCAGGCTTCAGCAACCTTATCTTATTCCAAAACTGTTCGTCATTGGGATCCACCACATTAGCAGCCAGTTCTTTTTCCAACTGAGCTACAATGCTTCTGATCTGTTTGACCTTAGCTTCCTGCTCGTCTAGAGGAAGATCTTTTATTTCCGGGGCAAACTCATTAAGACCGGTAAGGTAT